GCCTCTGATATGTTTCTTACTTCCTGTGAGGCATTATCAATTTGAAATCTAGCGGCCCCAATTGCATCAAGTAATTCTTTTTTTTCGTTGTTTGATGCTCCTAATTTATTTAGATAATCATCTAATTCTTTTTGTGACTTTAAAGACTCTTTTGTTGATTTATACCTTGATGTTCTGTATGTAACTCCAGGCTCAACTGGCACTGAGGTATCTATCTCATCTATAAAATCTCCATAGTTTTTAATTCTATTATCTATTAGTTTTTTTAGTCTAGCCATTTTATCTTTTGTTTTACCAGCTAAAACTTTATTAGAACTTTTGACTATTGTATCAGCAGATTTTTCAATCTCATCAACAAACTGTGTTGCTCTTAACGCTGCGGTTGAAACTGCTTCTTTTCCCGCTTGAACTCTTTCAAACATATCTCTTGTAAACGCACCACTAGGTGTAACAGCATTAACAACTCTGCCTAATAATTTATTTAATGGATCTTTGTCAAAGTTTCTTGCAAGGGGACTTTTTTTAGCTGCACCTCTAACACCAGCTATCACACCACCAATACCCGCTCCTATCAAGCCACTCTCTATGGCAAACTTAAATCTATTCGATAATCTTCTACTAGCCTCTTCCGAACCCTCTAGTCCCTCTGTTGTGTCTAATTCTGTAGGGCCACCTATTACATCACCTATTGTTCCTAAGTTTTGATCGAAAGCTACAGACTCACCCAGAGTTGCACCTGCAATAGCTCCAGATGCTATCCCTAATCTTTGAGCCATGCTTCTAGGCTTTGCTTCAAGAGCATCTAATTTTTGTTCAACTTTTGTTTTAGGTTTACCTAATTGTTTAGCCTTACCAAAACTAAGGTAGCTTCCACCTTTTTTTGCATCTATCGCACCTTTTGCTAATCTTGAACCAATTTTAAAACCCACAGTTCCGGGTATACCTATTTGAACTAAACCCTCTGTTATTTTACCGGTAAGAGTTTTTTCTGCTATTTCATCAAAAGGATTTATGTCATCAAAAAAAGTTTCTACTTCTGCAGCGTAGTTTGTATCTAATCCTAAATCTAATAATTCTGCTCCTAGAGATGCAATACCTCCAGGTATTTTAATTGCACCAGATCCCACACCAGCAAAAAAAGATGTAAAAAATCCGGGCTTATCCTCTTCTTCTTTCTTCTCGTTTGATACTTGAAATCCCTCTGGTATCGGAGTGGGCGAGGATACCACTTTAAATCCCTCTGGTATTTTAACCATAGATTAGTCCTCTACAGGAACAAATTTTGTGCCGTCCCACCTTAGCTTTGTGCCCGCATCGTTTTCAATAATTGTTCCCACGGCAAGAGTATCGTCTGTTGCGTCCTCTCCAAAAACAATATTTCTTATGGAATTGTAAGTGCTTAAGTATTCTGGTGTTCTCGGATCTAGCGTTGCTAGTGTTGCGCTTGTAGAAACTAGCTCTTCAAACAAATCATTTTTAATTTCATCATCTGTTTTACCGCTCTTACCTTCTAATAAACTTAAAGTTTTTTGATTTATCTCTTGTTCATTTGCATCAGGATTTGCTTTTTTAATTATGTCTGCGTATTTATCAATAGTGTCTTTGTCAAAAGATTTAAGAACTTGTTCTTGTTGGAACTTTTTATCTCTTGCGATATCTGCTTCAGCGGATTCTATCGCTAGTAAATCTATGGCTCTTTCATCTTTCATGGCTTGTTGTCCAAGAGCTGCGAAAGTTTGTAATGGGTCCTTTGCTGAATTAGCAATTTTTTCTGCAAAGTTACCACCTTTAGCAGAAGCAAGATTTAAACCAAACTGTGCGAGTTGTAAAAATCCTTGTTGACGAAGCATCTCTTTCGGATCTCCAATTAAATTTTTATAAATAGCAGATTTTTCTTTTACAAGTTCCTCTAGACTTTGTAATTTTTCAATCTGATTTTTTTCATCATCAGTTTTAGGATCTGTTAAATCGCCCTCTGGTTCAGTAACATCCTCTTCATTTTTTTTCTCTTGTTCTTTTTTCTTTTCTTCCCTAATACTTCTTAAAGCATCCGCATCTGCTTTTAATTTTCTTTTTCTTTCTTCTTCTAATTTTAGAGCGTTTTCAAGTGCTAATATTTCTTCTGTTGATTTTTTCTTCGCAGCCTCTACACCTTTTTCCCCGGCGAGAAACTTACCTAATGAACCGTAGTCTTGCTCTAATATTTGTTCAGGAGATCTAACTAAACCAGATAACGCAGTAGCGTCCCCCAACATCGCTTGAGATAGTCCGGGGGTTATTTCAATAAAACCACCATTAGCAAAAGCAGGTATGCCGTATTGACGTAATTGATCTTTGTTTAGTTTTTTTTTAAAAAGTGGTCTGTCTAAAATAGCCATTAGTTGCCTCCAAATAGAGAACTAACGCCTCCACCGAATCCACCAAGAGAACCAAAGGCTCCAAGACCAGCTATACCTAATCCTGCGATTTGTTGTAGTGTGGAAGGAGAGGGAGATTGTGTATAAGTAATTTGTGATGAAGGCACGCCTCGTAAAATATCAGACGCAAAAGCTACTCTTTCAAAAGGCTCTTTTTGTTCTGCAAGAGTCGTTGCTCTAGCAGCCTCTATCTGTGCTTGACCGGGAACAAAGGCTTGAGTTGTAGGATCGACAAAACCAAACTGTTGTGTCAGTTGTCCGAGGCCCAGTAGCCTGTCTATATCTCTAGATCCTAATTGTTGACCGAGCTGCCCCAAACCTGCTTGTGCTTGCGCACCTCTTAAAGTTTGAGAGCCTATTGCTCCTAACTGTTGAGCAGTTCTGGCTTGTGCTTGTTGTGCCTGTAAAAAGTTTCGTGATAGATCTTCAAAAATTCTTTGTGATTTTACCTGTGCTAAGTTTCTAGCTTCCTCTGCTTCACGGACACCGAATCTCGAACCACCAAAGGCTCCAGCAGCTACGGCTTCGGCAGCGGTTCGTTGTCCTTGAATAGCTGCCTGCCTATCTAATTCTTTTAACGCTTCTTGTGTTACTTGTTGTTGAAAAGGATCCATGAAGGTTGAAATCTGATTTGGATCTAAAGTTTGTTGTGCTGCAGTCAAAGCTCCAAGACCAGCACCAATGGTTGTGCCAGCAGCGTCTAAGAAAGGTTGATATGCTCCAAGACCAGCTTGTGCTCTTTGAATAGCTGCTTGTTGTTGTGGAGATAATCCTGCAACTTCGAAAGCAGGGATAGTGGTGGCTGTCCCAGCTAGTCCCGGTTGTGCCTCTTGGAAATCAGGATCTCCTGGCTGCCCCACCTGTGGTATGCCAAAAACTGAAGCTAATAATTTTTCTACTCTATCCTCAATAAACGGTGCTTGTCTTTGAAACTGAACTACTTCTTGAACCATTACGCTACTCTCTTTTCAAATTTATCCATCATATCATACATCATCTTAGCACCTTTGCGACGCTGTTCTAACTTATCATCTTTATCTGCACCATTCAATGCACCTAATCCTCTAACTGCTTTTGCAGTCATTACAAACTCTCCGTCACTTAACATGGCAGGAATGTCATCAGACTTTTCTGTGCCGGGACCAGAAATCTGACCAGTCTTACGAGGGAATCCTCCCTCAGCAACCTGTGCTATTGGTCGTAGTGTTGGAGAAGATGCTCCGTACTGTCCAGTTGCAGTATCAAAAAAAACTGCTCGAGGAGGAGTAATGTCTAACATACCTCTACTACCTGCCTCTGGTGGAGGAGGAACACTTGACTTTTGCTCTTCATCTTTAAATGCGCCTAACGCACCTAACCCTCCAAGACCGAGAGCTGCTGTTGCTAGTTTATTATCTTTTGCAAACTGTAAAGCTCTCTGTGCCAATGTTTTTTTAACAGCAGAAGTTTGTGCTTGTTTTTTTGCACCCGCCTCCATCGCTTGCGCTAAGGCTCTATTTCCTACTGGGGCTGTCCCACTAACTGTTGTTGCAGGGGTCCCAAAACCTAATGCAGATTTTGCACTTGTACCAAAAGCACCTAGTCCTTTGCCTCCTACTAAACCGAAAGAAGGTGCGATTGCACCTAAACCATAACCCATCAATGCTGATGTGGCTATGTTTGCAGGGTTATCTCCTCTTACAAAAGATCCTAAACCCGCCCCAATAGAAGCACCTATGGGACCACCAACTGCGAAACCTATTGTTCCTGTGATAACTGGTAGGATCTTCTTAAACATTTTACTCCTCGCCTGTGGCTGCGCCACTAAATAAGTTAGGCGCTATTACATTAACATCTCTTCTAATATCTGATTCCGTTGTGTCTGTTTCTGGATTGTCAATATCTGCCTGACACTCCTCATGTGAATTATACTCTTGCCCTGTCTTAGTGTTAGTGACAGTTGTCTCTACTTTAGCACTGTATACTGGGACTTGTTTGCCGTCTATCGTATCATAACGCAATAGAACGGGTTCATCTACAATTTTCGCCATAATACATTTTTATAGGTGTTTTACATAGAAATCAATTATTTTACTGTATTATTTGAACCAGCCTGCGAGAGCATATCTTTCTCCTTTTGTAATTAGGTTTACTTTATGTAAAATAATACCGTTTGAAAATACTAATAATCTACCTTTTTTAGGTTTTATGGTTGTTTCATTTTCAAAAACTGTTTCTCCTCCATCAAACTCGTCATTAAGATATAAGATAAAAGCTATGGCATCCCCCTCATCGACATGATTTTTCATATGACTACCTTTTTCTCTCTTTACTATTTCCAGTTTGTCTAAACTGTGTTTTATGTCAAAATCTTTACGAATTCTCTTTATAAGCCCGAATCCATCAAGAGGTATTTCTAAGGGTGTAGTGTCATGATATTTGTAAGTTTTTTGTAAATTATCATTATACAGTTTTATAAAATTTTTAGCCGTATTGTTGTCAATATAATTATCAATACATGTAAAAAACTTTTTCAAGATTTATATCTTGAAACCTATATTGCCTGAAATAGAAACTCTATATTCGTCAGATGTATAAAAAGGGTAAACACAATGATTTAAAGAAGCTGGAAATAAAGCGACCTTTCCCTCCCAACTGTTATCTACAGGCAAAGCTTCTTGTGTAATTCTGCCTGACGGATCTGAAAAGAAAAAAGCAAACATACCCGCTCTAAAATCTGGCTCACTTATATTAGGTAAACGTGCTCTCTCATCCTCCATTTTAAAAGGCACTTTATGCCAGATAACAAAACTAAATAATCCATCATGAACATGAGGTGGGTTAAACTCATATTTTTTTTGAAAGTTTACCCACAAGTTAAATAACTCAACTTCACAAGCTTTGTAATTTAATGTTGAGTGGGCTTTCTTAAAAAAGTTTGGATATTTTTCTTTATGTTTAACAACCATATGCATTAACATAGGCGATACTGCAGCTTTACCTCTCGGTATACTATATTCATGTTTAATGTTACCTGCTAAATCACCGTTAATAGGGGATAATGCTTTTTCTTTAATCACATCATCAAGAATTTCTAATATGTCTTTAGGAACGTCGGCGAGTACATACATTACTGTTGTTGTTTTACCTCCAATACTGAAACCTCTATCATCGCTCTTGAGGCGGCATTGGCTTGAACTTTCATAGAGTCCCCTTCTTGATACACCATACTAGTGCTTATGGTGTTTGTGTTTGAGGCCGCCACATCAACTTGAAAGATTTGAAAATCTGCACTACCATCATTGTGATCGACATTTACAGTTACTGCTGCAGATCCATCATAATTATGAGTATTAATTGTTTTAACAATAAAAGTTGATACAGGAACAGGAGGTGTTGCAGCCACGTTAGCGGTTGGCACAGTAAAAACTGTTGTCAAATCTGTTGTAGTAACATTCGTGATAAATCTTTTAAAAACATCAGCCATTAGAAAAAAACCAACTCCTTCTGGTGGACTCTTCTTGAGTATCAATAGTGTATGAACTATTTAGTTGTTGAATTAAATCCTCTAATTGTCTAATAAGTTCAGCTTGTTGTTGACTATCATACTCATCTCTTGGGTCTGGAAATCTTGTTAAATTAAGTTTTGCCATTATCTTCTACCGTCTGTTTGTATATCAAATCTTTGCGTACCTAGTCTCCAAGCAGTTCCTGTTGTATTAGATACAACATTGACAGTGAACTCTCTACCTCTACCACGTAGACTTACAAAGTCCGTGGTGTCTGTAAAACTAGTTGTTTTAGTTACACTTGTGCTATTGTTGGGGTAATTTTTAAATTCAAGTTTTGCATTTAAAACACCCTCTTGATCTTCAATGTCTGGTATAATTTTAGACACAAAAGCAAACTCATCCCCTTGAGCTATTTGTACTACACCAGATTTTACAAAAGCTGTTATTGCTTGACCGTCTCCATTGTTGCCTGTTTCGTGTAAAAATACTGATGAGGCACCATCAGTTAATCCACTTATCACTTCGTTGTTAGCGGTGGCTGTGGAACTGTACTCTGTTGCTATAGGATTATCATACACCTCTCTGTCAATCCATGTCGTTCTTGATAAAGTGCCAGTCCACCATGTTCCCTCTAAATAGTTGTAAGCAACTATAGCGTTTATTTGATCTGATCCTGTTCTAGGGTAAAACCACATAATCTCATTAAACTCACCATTATGTCCTGCAAAGGCGTTTTCTGATCCAGTTACATTAATATTATTGAAAACAAATTGCTCAACAGTGCAAGGTAATTTTTTAACAGAGCCATCAAAGAGAAAGAAGGAGTCTTGTGACATCCAATAACTTACACCATTAATATCAACGCCTGCATGACTTCCAACAATACCGCAGTTTTGACCTAGTTGTCTTAAACCAAAAGTGAAAGGTGGACCAATAAATTGTAAACTATGTAATGATGTATCTGTCCAAACTAATATTTGTCCCCTAGATCTTTCTGCAGCCACAATCCGTGATCCGTCGGCAATACGTAAGGAACCAGCAGTATTTTCTGCTGTTGGTTGATATGTGTTTCTATCTTCCTGATTTGAGAATCTTAATAATAAATCATCTTGTGAGTTAGTGGTGCCAATTGTTGACTCGGTGCCAAAAAATAATACGTGTCTGTCTGGTGTGGACACCAGACTTAATCTAGATGCAGTCGGTGCGTTTGTAATAGCTGTGGCTCTTGTAGACACACCAGAGGTAGGGCTCCATTCAAAAGCCCCTCCATTTAAAACTGTGGCAATCAATAATTGACCAAAATTGTCTAGAGACCACTGTCTTGCCTCCAAAGTAACATTAGATGTGCTAGACGGTGTACCCCATGTGCTTGAACCCCATGTATCTGTGCCCCAACCAAAAGCTGAAGTAGACAGTTCAGGCCCTATATTAATTTGATATTTTATATTTCCAGTGCCACCACCACCTGATGTTGATCCTGATGCAGCTGATGTGGCAGTAACAACGTAGGCGTTTGTATTTGCCACAGATGTTATCTCAAACTCTTTGTTCATATCTAATCCATCTATGGCAGAAAAAGAATCAAAGGTTACGAAGTCTCCTTTTTGTGCACCATGACCTGTGTCTGTAACAACCACAGATGTAGTAGCATTTGTCGTAAAAGGATTAGAGATAGAGGATGTTGTTTTTCTTAGAGGAGTAATATCATAAGCTCTTCCTTCCTCAAAAACATATAACTTTCTATCTGTCCCAAATGCATCATACCTAGTGCCATCAAGAGCAATCCACGCATGTTGATCTCTGACTACACCCACTAATGTGGTTGAAAGAAATCTCTCCCACCCCTTTATTTTTTGAGCAGATCCTTGAAAGAATCGTACCATATCACCATCAGTCCATTTACCCTGACCTGTATAGTCAGTAACTTCCTTATTAATACCTGGAGCTGGTCTAAAATTTACTAGGGGCATAAGCTAAATATATATAAATTACTCTTTTTTAGCAAGTAAGGTTCCAACATGTCCTCTATATGCTCTATTGCCAAAATGAGTGAGAGGACTAGCTAAGTCAGCCCATATTTCACCACCACACTCTTGCCATAGTCTTGAAAAATAATAATCCTCAGATAAATATCTTTTTTGATCTACTGTTTGATAGGGTCCGACAGCGAATAAATCGTAACAATTATTTGATCTATAATATAGCCCATTGACTATCTGATCGGTTTCATATTTTCTCTCAGGAAACTTTTTCATCATGGTTGTAAATACTTCTCTTTTAACCAACATCATTCCTGTGGCTGCTTCGTTTACTCTAAAAAATCCGTTCTCTCCTTGTAGATCAGTAGGATTATCAAAATTTACATTGTAGCCTAAGGCTCTAGCCTCCATTTCATCAGAACTAATATCTGGGTACTCCTCTAAAATACCTTTTATCTTCTCAAGATGTATGTGCTTTCTAGGGTAAACCCCACAAGCTACATCCTTGTCAGCACAAAGAAGTCTTTCAACATTTTGCCAATGAAAGCCTATGTCTGCATCAATAAATAATAAATGTGTGGCAGCGAAATCAGTTTGATCTAACATCATCGACACAATTGTATTACGTGCTCTAGTTATTAAACTCTCATTACCCATTGTTTGTATTCTCATTTGAATGCCGGTGTTCATGGTCCATGATTGTAGTTCTAATAATCCATGTAAAGTTGGTTCTGTTAATAAACCTCCATACATAGGCATCCCTAAAAATACTTTAAATTTTTTATCTTTTAATTCCTCTGGTTTAATCATCGCCACTCCTTTTTACTAATGCCCCAACGGCAATTTTTTTCCCTAAATTACTTTTTTCTGCTGAGTGTAACATATCACTTTTAAAATAAATCAACTGTCCCTTTTTTGGAGTAACTCTTTCGCCACTAGCAAAAACTGTGTCCCCGTCAGAGTCATTTAAGTAAAGTATAAATGAGTAATCCTCTGTCCCTTTATGATCGTGTTCTAACTGATAACCACCAAAGAGGTATTCAATTAAGTGAACATGAGTGCACATTACTTTTTTTTGTTTAGTTATATCTTCAAGGACCTCGTCAATTAAAGACTTTGTACTTAGAAAATCTAAAATATTTGCAGTTTGAAAACCATTTACAGTGGCTACGTCTTCACTTGCCTTAAAATTAGCTAACTTAAGAAGTTCTAAAGATTTTACAAGTTCATCTACAAGTGAATGTTTAATTACGAATTTTTCTATCATTGGTTTTGTTATTCATAAAGTTAAAGGCAACAGTAATTCTTTTTTCTTTACATGCTTCTACATAGTGATGCATCCATGCTGGAAAAAATATAAACATACCATTACGTTCATTGATCTTATGTATTTGGTGATCCTCCCACTCCCTCGTTGCGCCTAATGTATACTTGGGTTCGATAAAATTTAAATTACCATCACCTGCTTTAACAATAAGAACAGCACAATAATCTACGAAAAAATGTGCATGTGGTAAGGATTTATCGTCTTGTTGATAATAATTAATCCAAGCTTCCCAACATGACCAATTACTATAATGAGTATTTAAATTTTTTGATATTTCTGGCAAAACTTTATCACTTGCAAAACTACTTATGTTTCTTATTATTTCGTATCTTAAGCCGTTCCATCCAGATGTTTTTGCTTTGACATTGTCTAAATCTTTTTTCCAATTTTCTTCCTCTCGGTCTGCTAAAGACTGTATTTCTTTTACAAGACTCTCATCTAAATAAGTGTAAAATAGTTCAGTGGGAAAAATATCTTCTCTTTGTATTTTTATATCCATTTTTGTTAGTCTTTAGTCTCACCTAACATAAGCCGTTTATCATATTTATGATCTTTATATTTTCCATCCTGATCTACGTAATGTAAGAACACTGTCATAAAATAATCATGTTGACATTTTTCTCTCCAATGAAGTTTATCCATACCTTGAAAAATTAAAGCAGTATTAGGTAACATTGAAAACTTATGTTCTATTTTTAAGGGCATAGATTTACCCTCTCCATCTACATATTTATAATCACTCATGCTATCTTCTTCACCAATGAAAATTTCATAGGGTTTTTCTATTGGATCAGAGCCTAAGCAAAGAGCCACTGTATATTCACAAGCTGGTCTATCATCGTGCACGGGTAGATCGCTTAATTTATCATATATTCTAAAATACGTGTAAGTTGGGTGTAGATTTTTTTTAGTGTTTTGTTCTATAACTGGAGTGCTTAAGTCCATTAATGTTTCCATTACAAAATCACTATATTCTCCTATGAGGCTATTACTTTGTGTATCTACTGAACCTTTAAAATGTTTTAGATTACCATATTTAATTAAGCAATAGCTTTGCACAAAATTAAAAATTTGTTGTGGTAAAAAATCTTTTATAAACAGAGGTTCCATTAGATTACCCAACCGATCAAAGCATATCGAGTCCCACTGGTTATTTGATTAACAGAATGTGGAAACATAAAATTTGAAGGAAAAATTATACAGTCACCAACATTTTGAGGAAACTGATGTTTTTCATTACCAAGATCAAAAACAAATTCACCTCCTTGAAATTCATTGTTCAATCCTATTGTAACTGATAGATGTCTGTTTTCACACTTCGTTCCAAAATCTACATGCATGTCATACCCAACCTTATGTTTGTTAGATTGATAAGTTAATAAATCTAATTGTGATATCTTTTCTATATGTAAATAGGGAAATCTATCCTTATAACTGTTTACCACCTCATGTATTTTACTTTTTACATAATTACTAATTATTCTTTGTCCGAAGGATGAAGGGTTTAACATATTAGTAGTTTTACAATTTCTAATATTTTTATTGACCCCTGCTACGATTTGAGCATCTTGAGAACCTGTTGAGTAATATGAGATTATTTTTTTACAAATGTGATTAGGAATTAATTTTTTAACTTCTAGTATATGGTCTTTCATAGTTTCTTTTTTTTATACACAGTAACTTTAGTAAGTTATACTGTGTGCAGAAAGATAAGTATTTCTCTCTGTGTCGGCTTTTGCTGTCGCTTGTGATGTATCGCAAACAAAATCTTCTTCTGAATTTCCTGCATCTGTCCAAACTTTTTTTTGTGCAGCATAATCGCTGTCATAAGCAGCTTGCCAAGTATTGTGAGCTTCACAACGAATAACAACATTAGTAGCCCATTGAGGCATTGATGATATAGATTCATTATCTCTATTATCAGTGAACTCTATTGAACCAGTATTTGTTGTTGCATCCCACTGTAGAGCATGAACACTAGAATCAATTTCTGTGTGAGATCTTAAATTGTAAAAAACATTAGCGTCAAGGTAAACATCTGATTCTGTGTTACCTGTGCCTTTAGCAGGGCCATCACCATCTAAATTGCCACCAGCATCAAAAATTATTGTTATTCTACTATTTACGGTTGTGTTGTTTACGGTTGTTGCCATCTTTTTTTACCTTTTTAGTTGATACCTTTTTAGGTTTATCCTTAACTTTTACCTTATTATTACTCAGTTGTAAAATGGTATTATCTTCTAAATTTTTATCTTTTGTATCTATGGCTTTTTGATGATCTCCAATTAATTCAAAGATAGAAGTAGCTGTAGCCATAGCCCTTTTAGCGTCTGAACTTTGAGCTAATACCTTAGTCATTATATTATTAGACTGTACCATTTCATTTCTGAAGGATTCTGTAGCGGCAGTTGTGCCTAATATTTGTTGTGAATTTTCTACTAATAGTAAAGGAATCCATGCAATAGAACACCCCCACTCTTGAACATCCATCCCTGTTTGTGGATGTTTACCTTGTAACATGTTGTACCAAACACATTGATGTTTTATACACTTTTTATTTAGAAGAGGACACTTCCCGTCAGGGTCGAATATTGGCATTAATCTTTTGCAGCAACAATCACATTAGCAAATTTAATATCCATAGCAGGTATTGAAAGTGGAGTGTCTGCTGTTGCAGTGCTGGTTAAACTACCTGTAAATGGGTGTGTATGCGATCCACCTCCACCAGTGCTATCAGTATTAAGTGAAAAAGTTTGAGTGGCTTGACCACCAGGTCTAAGATTATTATTTGCATCTACTGCAGTAGCTGATGGAGCAGATGGTGCAGGTAATTGGTTTGGATTTAATTGACCAAATCTTCTTGCGTGAGTATGACCTGGTATTTCTGGAGTAGAAAGTGTATGACCTCCTACAGTTCCTGAAACTGTACCTGTAACAGGGATAGCTCCTGTTGTTAAGGTTCTACTTGAACCAAATGTAGTTTGAAAAGTATCAGAACCGCCTGTGCCTCCACCTGAACCTACTACCACACGAATAGCAGCATTACCTAAAGCTGCCGCTGTGTCTTGAGTCCAACCTGTTGGTGCTGACGCTTGGAAAAAAAGTTGTTTTGTTCCTGAAGGAAAAGCTTCAATACCTGTTAAGTTTGCACCACTACCTGTAAATGTTGTAGCAGACACCGCACCATTAGTTCTAAGAATAATATTACCACCACCAGCAGTAACGGTATCTTTAAAAGTAGTAGTCCCTAATAAAGAAGTTGATACTTCAACATTAAAGTTTGAAGAACCATCACAGTAAACTCTTGAGTATGCACCCTGAGTTACTAAAGCACCATTAGCTGTATGCCCTGTGGCTGCTATGGTTAAAGTTTGAGAACCTGTTGTATTATTAAAAAATAAATATTCACTTTCCACCGCTGGAATAAACACAACGATGTCACCTGTCAAAGCACCTGTAAGCTCAATTACTTTATTAGAAGATTCAGCGGTGTCTGAAGCATTAGCTGTTGTAAGGGTAATATTAGAAGAACCCGCTACAGATTTTGATAAATATCCTGCTGCAAAGGCATCTAAAACTTCTAAATTATTATTGGTGTTTGTACCCCATGTATTGGCGTTAGCGCCAGTAGCCATGAGTTCTAGTTTGAGTCTATCTGAATATGTACTTGCCATGTTTAAACCTCTCTAAAATATATCTTTTTTTGTTATTCAAGCAACACCTTTTATGCTGCGTCTACCTCTGTCCATGTATTAGAGGCTCCTGTTACACGATTAGTCCACGTATTACTTGCTCCTGTGACTACATTAGCCCAAGGGGTGCTAAATGGATCACCTAGAGTTGATGTCATAGTCAACCCTGTGATATCAACTATGGCTCCACCTGTAGCTGTTTCTGTGCCCTCTGCAAAAGTTAAGGCGACTGTAGATACACTTACAATAACTCCTGTGCCTACCTCTACTGTTTCTGTGCCTAATGAGAAACTACTAGATAAACTACCCAAAGTTACCAACGCATCAGCTTCTGCAACTGCAGTTCCTAAAGCTGATGTCATCGCCACTGAAGGCGCATCTACCTGCGTAAAGATATCAATGGTTACTGCACCTATGTTAAAATCAAGTTGATCTGACGGAGCTATGACTCCAATATTACCTTCACCAGTAATACCTGATGCACCTGATAATGCTGCTCCTATGGTTAAACTACCTAAAGTTTCTACTGCGGTGCCTGTTTGTGATGTTGTGCCTAAAGCACTTGTCATGCTTAGGCCTGTGGCAGATACAGTTACACCCGTACCTACTTCTTGTGTGGTCGTGCCAAGGGACGTTGACATTGAAACGCCTGTGACACTAACTTCTTGCGTTATGTTTTCATTCCATGCAAAAGAACCCCAAGTGTTTCTGCCCCATCCTGCATCTACAGTTCCTGATCCTGTTTCATCACCAACTGCAAAAGAAACTGATAAGCTGCCTAAAACAACTCCTGCTCCTTCTTCAATTGCTAGTGCGCCAGATAATTGAGTTTCAAAAGAAACACCAGTAGGAGATACCACGTGTTCTGGTTCAGCAGTTGGTGTACCTAAAGTTGATGTAAGTGTGACTGGAGAGGGAGGTACAGAAACATCAGCAGTTGCCGATACTGTACCTAATGCTGTCGTTGAAGAAACACCTGTAAGGGTTACAGTAACAGAACTTTGCTGTCCCCAAAAGCCTTGCCCCCACGTGCCCTCATTCCAAGCATCTGCCATGGTGATGACCTCCTATATTAAGATAATCTTAATATAGCACTTGAAGCATCGTTAGTTGGGAATGCGATTGTGAATGTACCGTTTGTTGATGTCTTTACACTACCAAAATCTAAAACTGCAATAGCTGCATTAGTATTTGTTGATGATCTGTTATAGATCAAAGCTGCCTGAGCGGATATTGTCGCTGAAGTAAAACTTACATTTGCAAAGTCAACAAAAGCTGTTGAAGCTGTTGCGCTTGTTTTGGTTAAGCCAATGGTTGCACTTGTTAAAGTTGCACCGCCACTAGCATATGTTCCTGAGTTTCCAACTTCGTTAGCTGTTGAAAACGCTGTAGTGTTTCCGTTTAAAGTTGCAGAGTCGGTGAAGAGAGCAAGATTAATTGTATCGTTATCAATATCGTGATCCCCTGCCAATAACTCCTGTTTAAAGGAAGCACAGACTGCTTGGTTTATTGCCATTTTTAACTACCTCCTGGGTCTACTGATCTTAGGGGGAGTCGTAATACACCATCACTGTACTCATCCCTACGTTTACGTCCCATCTGCTCTTGTGCAAAAAGCTGAAGAGCTTGTTGGAACTTCTGTGTGTATAATTGCATATCTTTGTCATTTTTCAAGTATGAAAATGCTTCAGACAGCGTTCCATACAACAATACCTCCGAGGCATTGTTGGATAAAAATGTTGTGGTAGTTGTGGATCCAGAACCGTTTCCTAATCTTTGTGGAGTTTCGTTGTACCACATCTCTACTGTGTAAGCTGCGTTTGGAGTAGGAGCCACTACTAATTGTGTTGCATCCCAGTTAGCCCAATACTTTGGCTTTCCTGTAAAGTTAGTATCGGTTGTTGATCTCTCTGGAATATACTCATCTATGAAAGTTGTATCTCTTTGCTGTAGCCAAGTTCTAGTCCCATCAGTTTCAACTAATTGTAACCCTCTAGCAAATTTAAATCCACCCTCAGGACCACTGACATCTAAAAAAGCATTATTAGCTGTAAAGGTTGTTGTTGCGTATCTTCTTTGGTCATCACTATCAACTTCTCTTGAGACTTTATTTTCTGTGTTTGTAATAAAAACATTTATAACTGTGTTTGTTAAAACATCAGATGTAACCTCTGTATAGTTTCTTACGTTATCTAATAATTCAGAATAATTCATGATATCACCACAGTCACATTACCAACTGCTGAGGACATTATCAAGTCATCTCTAATAGGTGAGGGCTGCATTCCAACACTATCAAAAGGTGTACTGTTTGGAAAACCTACATCAACAATTAAAGGCTCTGTTCTATCCGGTCTAGGATTTCTTAAAGCCTCTGGATCTGGTTTTGAATATGGCGGATCTAGTTGAGGATGTTTTGGTTCATAACACTCTGGACAAACGAGAAGTCCATTCCACTCTTTTTGTAAATCTAAATAATCATATTGATAGCCACAACGATCACAAATCGCTTGTGATTTTTTTCCAACTGCAAAAGTCATATTTAACTTCCTCTAAAAAAATTTTGTGGCACTAAATGAACAGATGTTCTCTGCCCATCTTCTGTTAAAGCTCTTTGTAGTTCATCCTCGTAGTATAGTTTCATTTCTTGAACTCTACCTGCGTTATGTTTTTGTGCTAAATAAAATGAAAGTCCAGAAACCATACAAGGTAAAAATCTATATGGTGCATCAGGTGTGTTTGTGTAAGCACCTGCATCCTCAATCCTAGCAACATAAAAATAATTAATTTGTGTATCAGTTACATTAGGAGTTAAATATAAATTTATTTCAACGTTAGATAAATTTCTTCTAACATAATATTGACTTGGTGTGCCTGTAGAACTTTTATTTGGTATGGCTTGATACTCTGATCTAGAAATTTTAGTCATGGTCGTATCGGTGCTACCATTTCTAAAAACTGCTTCTAGCACGTCACTAGTGTCAGCAGGAGCAGTATAGGTTGTACTATTGGCTACTAGGTTTTGTGTGTGATTAACAACTTTCCAAAGATGGATGCCTCTGTTGCCCCATTCGGATAATAATAAATTTAAACTTCTTCTGGCTGATTTTAAATCATAACCAGTTCTAACTTGTTTACCGATTCTCTCAAAAGATTCTTCGATAACCTCGTCAATATTTAAATTAAAATTTGTTGTGCCTGAAGTAGCCATAGTAGATTATTTCTTTTTCATCATTCCGCCGCCACGTTTTTTCATTATACCGCCGCCACGTTTTTTCATGACTTGTTTCTTTTTAGCCATTCCGCCATCCATCATTCCCATGGCCATGGCTTTTCTTGGTGAAACTGCACCGCCCATCATCATCTTCTTGGCTGCCATTCCACCACCACGCTTCTTCATGACTTGTTTTTTCTTAGCCATGCCTCCGCCTCTTTTTTTGATTACTTGCTTCTTTTTCATCATGGTGTCACCTCTTTTTGTTTAGTTTTTCATACGTATGTTGCCTTTCAGCCACTACCTCATTGTAGTATTCTTTAGGCCATTTCTTATAATACCCTATCTTATGTAGTTTGCAACTTGCATCATACAGCTGTTTAAATTTTTGTATCAGCATCATAGAGTATTCTAAATCACCATGTGTTACTGGTGCATCTGTAGGGTCACATAAAAATTCTTGATCTTGAGGATCAGCAGGAGTTTCAGGATGAAAACCCATAAAATACACATCTCGTCTATTGTATGTTTTGTTGTAGAAATCTATTTTTTCTTGAAACTGATTGGGATCGTATTGTTCAAAAAAAGGATCACAATAAATTATTATATCGTGTTGTTTTTTATCCCAAGATTTTAAAACAGTGGTTAGTTGTTTTTCATACTTAGATTTGTCCATGCGAACTTCTATTCGCACTTTTCCATCTTTTCTCCATTTAGCTGCAAAAGGACATGCGGGGAAACCTATATGTTTGTTCATCGGTTCTAAGACAGTCTTAGACCAATTAATTACATCAAGCTTTATTTTTTCTGCTTGTTTTTTTCTTGACACTCGGTAACAACCCTTTGTTGACTGCTCTTGCCCTTTCTGAAAATCCTAATTTCTTACCAGTTCTAATTTTATTTTTTATGGTGGATACTTTGGCTACCATTGATTATGTCTTGAATCTTGCTGCTGCATTATTTTTTTTTTCTAAGAAAAAGTGGTAATTTTTTTTTACTTTTAGCAGGTTTTTCTTTTGATTTTTTTCTTCTTGCATCTTGTCTTCTTTTTACTAAAGCAAGATTTGTAGCTGATTGAATTGGATTTTTAATACCTCTTTCTCTAGATATTTTATCCTCTGCATCATCTGCCCCACGACCAGATCCCAATTTATAACTAGCTAGACCACCACTTGCTTTTCTAACCGTTTGAGCTGCTCTTCTAAATTGTGCTGCAGTTGGTGCTCCCTTCTCACCTTTCTTTCTCATCTTCTCTCCACGTTTTCTTTTAGCGTGAATATTTGCGTATAAGCCTTTTCTCATTTTTTCTTTGTGGTTTTCTTTTTACCACCTCCTAGTAAATCTTTATCAGCTTTTCTTGCTCCACCTTTACCACTGACAAAAGATTTTACACGGCCCATCGCCCATTGATGTGATGAAACTTTTGGTCTGGAACCAGAGCTGTAGTAAGCCCCTAATCCTCTTTTATAAACTTTATCTAAAGTGCTTTTAGAAAACCTGCTTGCGCCAGGTATACTTTTATATTTTGACATTAGCCCTTACTCCTTTGTTTGCTAATTTTATCCATCATAGCAGGGGTTAGTTTGCCTTGTCTATACAGTTTTGCAGTTCTTTTAATCTCTGCCTCTCTTGCTTTTGGATTTTTTGCACCCCTTACATATTTTCTAGGAACGCCTCCCTTTGTTTTAGGCACCCTCTTAAACTTTCTTTTACCTCCGGTAGAAACTTGTTTTCTCATTTGTGATCTTGATATTGCCATTAAAAATCAGAAGTTTTAATTAAAAACTCCTCTATCCAAGCGATCCTATCATCCATATCCAATATTTTAGATTTTATTATAGCAATATCTTGTTGCATTTGTGCAACACTATCAGCCTTCTTTTCCACTGCGTTTAAGCGTTCAGACCACATACCCCATGTCATGCCGACTGTTGCAATCAGCACAACATAAGGTAGGACTGTTTTCATCTCTATCTTAATCGACATACACAATCCTCATCTGTTTTACAATCGCACATGGTATACTCCTATTTTGATTTAGCTGACATACTGTTTAAAGGATTATTTAAAGCCTTATCTATCTTTAAGTCAAGGCTTTCTTCTAATAATTTCATCTCATCAAGAAGTTCTCTTGCGTCTTCTTTTTGTCTATCTTCCACGTCATTTACAATCTCTGTTATGTGTCTAATATCCCCATTCATTTGACGAAGATCTGCTTTCATATCAGATCGCATATCTCTCGCTACATCAGATATTATAGTGATTTCTTGCAGTATCATGTCTATCTCTGACTTTAAAACAGCCATGCCCTCATCATATTGGGAAAGGTCCGGCTCGGTATACAGAGTTATCTTTTCCTTCATATCAAGGTAATCCTGATAAAAAGTAAAGCCGGTCCATGCAGCACCACCTAGTGCACCTAATAAAGTAAAGATAGCGAAGACTTTTCCGCCAGATACCTTCATCCCCGAATACTCAATACTGGGCATCTATCATCTCCTGAAGTGTATTATTTTGAGCCATGTTAAACAGCATACCATACTGATCTTCTATTGTCTTGTTTAAATAATCGTTTACGTTTGTATCTTGTATGTAAGACTGACTGTCAAAGAAGGTTTTAGTATTACCTAATATTTGCATGACAATTAAAGTCTTTGTCTGAGCGGCATCATCATATCTTGCCTTATCATCAATCTTCTTTACGATTTTGGTAGCAGCTTTTTCTTTCTTTGTCACCTTGGGCTCAGATGGTTTCTCTTCTTCTGCCTTTTCTTCTGGATCTTTTTCTTTTTGTGGTGTTTGCGGTTCTTCTTGTTCTGGTTCCTGTGATTCTTCTTGAGGTTCTTCTTGTGCTTCTTCAGGTTCAGGCTCTACCATCTCAGGCTCTTCTTTAACTTCTTCCATAGGTGGTGGTGTATCCTCAGATTCGGGTGGAGGAGGAGCTTCTTCCATGGGTGGTGGCACGTCTTCAGCTGAAGCTATCATGTCTGGTGGAGGCAGTTCTTCTAACTCCATTTGAATCTCAGCCTCAACAGTTTCTACGTTAATCGGTATTGGCATGTCCATATCAGGTGGTGGCAACATTTCCATTGGAGGAGGAGGTGCAAACTCCATGTCAAAGTTCATTTCAAAATCTATTTCTAGTTCCACACTTTCATAA